CTTCTGGAGTGAACCCTCGGTTATTAGTAGTTTTAACCCCAACACTACCAACAGACATCTCAAATGGCATGTTCATTACTGTTTCCCTCTTATAATCATCCCAGTGCGGTATTCATCTGTAACTTCTTTTGACTCGCCCAAAGATTTTAAGCCCATTATAGCTTCCCCGAAACGTTTTTCATATATTTGTTGCAAGTCGGCTTCACCCTTCATAAATATATACGCTTCCATTAAGCTGCCATAAAGCAACGCGACTTCCGCGTTTTCACTAAGCCAAGTTTCAGTTGCGTCCGAGCCTATTGCTGCCAGCGTACCCGTAGCCCCACTAGAGCTTCCGGTTAACGTTTCCCCCACAACAAAATCTCCCGCGGGTATTACGACACTCAAGGTACTAGCGTTTGTAACAGAACCAACCTTTGAAGACTGCAAGCTGGTTGAACCTGTAACGGTATCCGAAGTTGTGAACGTTCCGTTGACATTGGAGAGAGTTATAACAAAACTACTAGATGTTATACTAGCTGGACGGTAAAAATAATGTAATTCCGCCGGAAAGTCACCGCTAGGACTAGGCCCTAAAATAAAATTTTCTACATCAAACTGTGCATAAAATCTAGGCAACCCTTTTGTTGCAGGATTTGGGTTAAAGGATTGAACAAAATCAGGGTCTTTAAAATCAACAAATATTTCTTCGTTACTTGAAGTGAATGACAAGGAAAAGGGCGCTAGAAAATCAGAAGGGACGGCTAAATACTTGCTTGTATCGGACATAACCCCTGTTGCATTTTTTCTAAAAAGACTAAGTTGAACGTTTTTTAAAATGCGTTCTTCTGAGTTTTTTATAAATACGGGCAGGTTCCTGACAAACGTAGGCTCGTCATTCTCTGTATAATCTTTTATCGCGGTTTTTAACGTTGTGTATGTATAGCTCATTTGTTCACCTATGGTGTCACACTATTGTTATGTTACCGACCATACCGCTGTGGTTGGTGCATTGATAAACTAAGGAAGAGTCAGAGGGTTCATGCGGAACAATAAACTGTGTTAACCCTGTGGTTGAATTATAGTTGTTAGTTACACCCGTTGTAAAAGCAGAGCCCCCTGCCGATACTCTTATCTGCAACGGGTGTGCGCTTACATTAGCTGCGTTATTTAAAAGGTACGTGTGCCCTTTGTAGAAAGTAAAGTTTGGGTTGTTCCCAGATGTAGCTCCGGGGCCAGTAAATGTATAGGCAGTCGATCCGTTTACACCCGCAGTATATTTAGTAACAGGCCCAGTTGTCTCATCGTTTAATCTGACCCACGCACCGCCATGTCCAAAATATAATCCACCCGTCGCGTGTACATGCGCCACTGCGCCATGATAGGACCCCGCACTAGGTAAATCGCTTAAATTAGCGTAATAGAAAACAATCTTATTTGCTCCAGAACTTACATTAATAAGACCGTTACTGTCTATTATATCTGTGAGTGTAGAGCCGTTCCCAATAGCCGCGTATATTTCAGTAAAGTTTGCATTTATCTTGGTGGCACCGGAACGAAGTGTGTCCCCATTGCCATCATTTGCGTTACTTCCTATACCTACGGTTTGTTTAGTCATGGCTTAACCCTCGTCAAAAGTATCTGTTGTTGAGTCTAACGTAACCGACGTACTGTCAAATCTTGGTGCGGACCCTGCAATTACGCTAACGGCACCTACGGAAGCAGTACCTGCTATACCTGAAACGTTGACCGAAACTCCAGTGACATTTGAAATAGTTAACGTAGCTAAACCAACCTGCCCAAACATTGACGGAGAATCCGGAATACTCGTCGGCATTTCAGTGGTTCCGCTGGTAGACCAGTTACCGTTTCCAAGATAAATTATTCCGTTGGTAGTTATGACCTGAAATGCACTTGTTCTGTCCGGTGTTTGAGGTCTAGCATCTTGCAAAGCTTGCGGATCAGAAACCGTTCTGAACGGACCCAGTTGTGGCTGCTTAGATTCAAACTCGTCCTTGCCAACTAAAAGACCGTTCCACTCCTTTCGCATATCTTTGTAACGATACCGAAAACCCGAGCGGTCGGAGATTGCAAAGGCGTTTTTTCCACTTGCAAACTTGCCCATTAGCCTGTCCTAAAGTACTGGTATTGAGGCACCACGTTAAATGAAGCGCGGTCACGATCTTCCGTCATAGCGCGTTCGAACTCTTCTTCGTAAACCGCTTTTAACATCTGAACACGTTGCGGAGCCCGTTTTATGGCAATGTAATAAGCTAGTCCCGCAGCAAGGCACGGGTAAAACCGAAAGGGCATGTCTACTGTGTTAGGGTAGGTGTCCGCGTCATTCATTCTAGTAAGCGCGTTGTAATACACAACGTCCGTAGCGTTTTCGGGCGTCGGCCAAATTTTTAAATTAGGATTTACTTGCCTGTCCAAGAAAAATTGGTTGGGTCGCCCCTGCGAAGCCTTGTCGGGAATAGTTTGATACTCGTCTCTGCTTAGACGTAAGAGTGAATAGTCTATGCCATCTCTTCGTATAACCGCCGATAAAATGTCAATAACGTCAGGCAAAATAGCATACTCGCCCGTGCCCTGCGCCATAGCCACGGTTCTTTGAGAAATAGTCCATTGATTTAAACCGCGGTTAGCCCACTCAGCCAGCATTAAATTTAAAGACCGCTTGGCTGTTTTAAGGTCATATCCCGTTCTAACTTCCAAACCACAACGTTCAAAAGCTTCTTCAATGTACTCAGCTACATCAAGTTCGAAATCTACGCTGTTTGAAACTGCCATGTCATTCCTCGTTGTACAGATTATCGAATATTCTATTAACGTCTAAGGTGTAGTCTAAATCAGATTTAGAATAATGTACATGCTGAGAGGGCTTGAAGTCAGGGGCTCCCTCGCCCGTTTCAAACCATGCCGGATGCGTCACCCTTACGCGGTTATTAGGAAGGGCTACTATATTTCCCGTCCACTCTCCTGCGTTTAAAAGTTGCAACACATGAGCCTGCTTATGTTGTGCTGGATCGTCAGCAACGTCGGTGTCCGTATAATCTACAGTGAACATATATTTTGCCGGAAAAAGTGTGCCGTCAATCTTTGCTAACCAAGGGCATGGGGACGCCCTTTCCAACACATACGCCGCGTGAGTATGTGAGGGACAGTCCCAAGGTTGTGCTTCGTGTACTGCCATCGGTTTAGGCCAATCCTCTAGCGGTTCGTCTGCGACCAAAGCTGTTATAGGCATCCGCGCCCACATAGCTCCGCCATGCACGTTCTCTCCCCCCTCTTCGTCTACCTCGCAACCCGTAAAAATAAGCTGAAAGCTTAAACAACGATTTGGCATGGTAGTTACGGCTATTGCCATAGCGTGTAAAAATTCACCATGATAACGTTCATGGTTTACTGTATACTCGCGGCGAACCCAGCACTTGAAGTGTGGGATATTACTCTGCAAAAAAGGCATCTAGGTTATTTTCTTTTAACCGCGCCGCCTTTAGCATAACCTTTTTTCTTCATCATAGCGCCGCCTTTAGCATAACCTTTTTTCTTCATCATAGCGCCGCCCATTTTGCGTTTTACCGCGCCGCCTACTTTCATCTTTTTGACTGCACCGCCAACTTTCATCTTTTTAGCTGCACCGCCTTTAGCGTAACCTTTTTTCTTCATCATACTACTTTTCCTCATTTCTCCGCCATTTGCGGCGCGTTGTGGTTTAGCTGTTTTTGCGGCAGCGGCGAAATTTGCTGCCGTAGGAGCGCCCTTTGATCCGGGTTTTCTCATTGTTTCTTTTGATCCCGCAGCAATGCGTTTTCGTTTGTTGTCAATATTTTTATAAAGTCCGTCTTTAGCCATGTTACCGTTTCCCTTTACGAACTATTCTTTGAAGAGTTTTGGCTTGTCCAGCATGAAGTTTCGAGGCTTTCTTTAAACCTGTAACAACCTTTTTAATTTTTTTAGCATTGTTTTTAGTGACCATTAGCATTTCCACCTTTTTCTAGCCTGACGCAAGCGACTGTTGGGGTCTTTAGCAGCCTCTGGAAACTTCTTCATTTGACCCGCGGAGCGGGCGCAATATGACTTTCGTCTTTTAGCCGCGGTGCTGCCCGCTTTAACCTTACCTGTCACAGCCTTTTTTATCTTAGACCCCGGATTGGCTTTCCTGTGCGCCGCTAAACCTTTGGCACTCATTCCCGCGCCATCTTTAGTCTTGCGGTAGTTTCCGCCCTTGCCCGTTGTTTTCGATATTGGTTTATCGCCAGACATAAAAACCTCAGTTAAAGAAAACAGTTACGTCGGAAACGTTAGTTAGAACGGCGAAACAACCGTCAACAAACAACATCCCCTCATCAGGAATGTATACGTTGTCATCCGTGTTGTTAGCAAACGCAAGCGTTAGCTGCACTGCCCCGTTTACGTCTTTGTTCCTTAAAACTAACGCCGGATTTGATCCACATTTATAGTGAATGGCTTTTACTCTGGCCCTGCCCGCAAAAACAGTGCCCGAAGCAGTTAAGTTGGTTGCTTTTACATCTGAAGCCATTGTTTTAGCCTTTTAACTGTGGAAGATGGTCACCGAAGTACACGCTGTAAACGTAGAAATAAATACGTCACTTACACGAATGCCGTCGTCAGGAATGTTAACAGAATGTGTGGAAGAAGCATCTAAATCCATGTCTAAAACTACAACGCCGCCGTTTCCGTCCGTAACCGTAAACCTCGGGGTGCCTGTCGCAGTTTTAACTTGAACTTGCCGTATTCGGGCGGGCCCTAGACCCGCCGAACCCGTTGCAGTTAAACGCTTAGAGCGTACATCTGAACCCGCCATAACAAAACCCTCCTTTAAGCTATTAGATAGCGGTTTCGTCTTGCAAATTATTGTTCTGCACATAAGTGAACGTCACAGTAATTTGACCCGCAGTAGCAGTCGCTCCCGCAGATATAAGTGTTGCTGTGATCTGGCTATCAAGACTAAAACGATCTGCTGTATCCAAACCCCCAGCGGCAAGAGCGGAAGTTTCCCCAGCCGCTTTAACATTGGTATTTGCAATAAGAAATTGAGTCGTCTTGCCCACAACGCCAACAGAAACAGTCGCTGCGCCACCCGCGTTACTAGCTATAGCCACTCTTATTGTGACACCGAGTAGCTGTGAATTATCTGGAATGACGCCGACATTGTAGGTAGTTGTTCCAGCGGCAACTGCCGAGTCAATCATAATAGATTGAGACATCACAACTTGGCCCGTGTTTTTTACGTTTGCGCCTAAAGTAGTACCTGTTGTATTTTTGATGGTTCCGGCCTTAATAGGCCCTGAAAAAGTAGTAGTACCCATGTCAATCTCCTGTCTGGGTTCAGTCAAGCACAGGGTGCGCTTGTCAGGGAATAAACAACGTATAACACAAATTAACCAAAAAGAAAGGGGCCCTTTGAACAGGCCCCTTCCAAACTGACACCGACGAGCATCTTAGAATCCACTAGCACCCGCCATTAGCCGTTTTTACGCTGCGCCCGGGGTAGCGAACACTGAACGCCAATCGGAAACACCAAACGAATAACGCTCACGCGCTTTAAAGCGCATGTTTCCAGTGTCAAAGTCACCTTCCATTGCGGTTTTAATAGCCGAACGGTTGAAGTACTTGAAACCGTTTGGAGCGTCAGTCTTAATGAAGTACGCGTCGGTATCTGTGAGGAAGTGGTTTACAACCGCGCCCTCGGGCAACATACCCATGTTCTTCATTGCGTTGTTGTCGTTGTCCGCTGTTCCGCTACGCAGATTAGAGTTCAACACACGTTCCGCAATAAACTGAAGCTCTTTTGGAATGATCAGCTTCGTTCCGCGAACCGCAATCTTCAGACCACGCTCATCGGTAAGACCCGCAATGTCAATCAGCATTTGCTCCAACGAAGTTTCGTTGAGGTCCGCTGCTGTAGCCAGAAGGTTAGTCTGGTTACCCGACAGTGAAGGGTGTGCGTTTGAACACAAGGCCACACCGTCGCCAATCGCATTCGCACCAGCCAAGAACGCGTTGTTCAGGATAGCTGCGGCTTTGATTTGCTTGGTTTGAGCCATCGACCGTGCCAGAGCTTTCGTGTACCGCGAAGCCAGACGATCATACAGATTGTCTTCAATAGCTTCCTCAGTAATAGAAAACGCAAGCGCAATGGTTTCGTGTGTGTAACGAGCCGTGTAGGTTTCCCGTGCCTCGTCAAACGAAATGGCAGTGCCTTCGCCTTTTGACGGTGCTGTTGAGAATCCTCCGAGCATAACTTCTTCTTCGAACGCCCGATCTGAGCTTTCTTCATCGAAGATTTCACTATGTTCGTTTTCATAACGACCATATTCCAGACCAAACAACGCGTTAAGTCCGGGTTCTAGCTCTTTCGCTAGTTGTGCGCGAGAAATAGCCATTTATTAGCCCCCTTCTTAAACGCCTGTCGAGGTCGCGGTAGTCTGCGAATCGAAACGGCTGGTGGGTGAATTGAAATGAGCATTGATGCGTACTAGCATCGGAATACCCGCGGAAGCGAAGTCACTGTTAGCCTCGTCGTCAGAAATGCCTACAACGCGAAGCGCAAGCGTTGCAGTAGCAGCTATACTAGCAACACTTAGTGCTGAGTTGGAACTACCTGTAGCAGTAGAACCTGTACGTGCAGAAGTACCTAGTGTCGCGTTAGCAAACACTGCGGCTTGCGCAGTAGCCCGATTAGTCAAGGTAGCGTCAGACGCGACCTTAAATATTTGCATCGGATTGTCTGCGACAAATGCCTTTACAGGGTGGTTTGTGTCTACAGACACAGCACCTGATCCGGGCCAGTAGCTTATGAATACAGGTTTTTTCTGTGTTGCATCCATGTATTCTACGCCCATCAGTACACCTAACGCTTGCGTAGTACCACCAGAAGTGGCACCCGCATGGTCAATAACGCCCGCAGCCAAAGGGACTACGAGACCGTATTGAAAAATAGGGTTAGTGTTGTTGGAAGCGATTTCATACTGAGTTACCCCAGTTGAATTAGTTGCGCTTCCCACTAGACCGACAGGACGAAGACCATAGGCAGTTTCTTGATTTGCCATTTGATATTTCTCCTAGTAAGGCGGGTTACTTTATAGGACCGCCAAAGGTTATACGGGACTGACGATCAGGTTTGTTGATCGTCATGGTTGAATGTGCATTTTCCCGCATCATGTCTTGATCTACCGCTTCCATTTGATCTCTATTTCTATCAGAGAAATAGGCCGTCCGTTCAGCAATAGTCTCAACAGGGATACGAGCAAGCATCAAACCGCCAACCCCAAATACACCCGTATATTTACCTGATTCGATTACCGGAGACTCAAAGTCGGGGTATTCGTCTTGACGAACAAGTTCCCAACCTTCGCGAATTTTCGCGCTGATGTTCTTCCTATCGTCAAAACCCTGCGTTTCCGCACGAATCCAACGATGCTTGTAACCATCCGGTGCAGGTGGTGCATCTAGCATAGACGGGGGAGCCCACGGCTTACGCGCAGCCGTCTTTTCCCGTGTTTTGTTTGCGCGAGGACTTCTATCAATTGTATTTTCAGACATGTGTTTAATCCTTCACGTATTTTGCGTATTCACTTAGCGGCACACCCAATTTCTTCGCTATTGCGACTTGGCTAGGAGTGAGTCTAACCTTTCTTCCAGTGCTGCGCCCAGATGTACTTCTTGAAACTCCAGCAACCGTCTGAACGGTTCGCTTGCTAGTGTTATTTGCGGGCGTCCTGAACTTGTCAGAAATGCGCCGATCCAGTTCATTATAGTAGTCATTGGACTGCGGGTCAAACCCTTCATC